TGGCCGACCGAGGAAGTGGATTACCAGCAGGACGGAGACAACCTTGTGATCCGCGCCTATTACGGTTCGTCCCGATACAACGCAAAGCAGATGGGACGGATCATCGACCGGGCCGTCGAGGATGCGAAGGACTTGGGCATTGAAACACTGACGCCGGACGAGCTGGCGCGGATGAATCTGGAATGGGGTGAGAGAGCTGCACAGGCAGACGAGGGCCACTAGCATCAAGGCGGCGGTCAAACAGGCCGTGTGGGAGCGCGACGGCGGGCGCTGCATCCTCTGCGGAAAACAAGGCAATCCGTGGTGCCATTACATTTCTCGGGCACAGGGCGGCCTTGGAATCGTTGAGAACGTCATTACGCTGTGCGACCCATGCCACCGCAGACTTGACCAGTCAGCCGACCGTGCGGCGCTCAAAGAAGCGCTGGCGAATTATCTGAGAAGCAAATATCCAGAATGGGATGAAACAAAATTGATTTACAGGAAAGGAACTTGAAATGTTAAACACAATTACGATTATGGGACGGCTCACGCGTGACCCGGAACTCAGACGGACAAGCAGCGGTGTTGCGGTTGCCTCCTTCACGCTGGCCTGTGAGCGCGACTTCGCGGCGCAGGGCGAGACGAGAGAGACTGACTTCATCGATATTGTCGCTTGGAGATACACAGCGGAGTTCGTCGATAAATACTTCTCAAAAGGCCAGATGGCCGTTGTGTCCGGACGGTTGCAGATCCGCAACTGGGAGGACAAGGAGGGCAACAAGCGCCGCTCGGCGGAGATCCTTGCCGATCACGTCTACTTTGGCGAGGCCAAGAGAGACAAGACGACGCAGGGTGAACCGCAATACGACCCGCAAGGCGGTTTCAGTGAGATCGAGGACATCGATACCACCTTGCCGTGGTGATGAGGTATGGCAAAGAACAAAGACCCTGCTGTCCTGTTCTACACGTCGGATTTCCTCTCCGGCTGTGCCCTGATGGATATGCGGGAGCGTGGGCAGTATATCACGCTCCTGTGTCTCCAAAGGGAACGGGGGCACATGACGATGCAGGAGATCACAAGGGCGGTCAAGAAGCCGTCCGACGAGGTCATGAGCAAGTTCCGGCAGGACGAGGAAGGGAAATACTACAATCACCGTATGGAGCAGGAGATCGAAAAACGGGACGCGCATTGTCAGCGTCAGCGAGAGAACATTGCCAAACGGTGGAATAAAGAAAATGTCCCTTCTGGTATACCGGATGGTAACACTGACGGTAATACCACGGTATTACCTTTAGGAAATGGAAATGGAAATAGAAAAGAAAGTGTTTCTATTTCTGAGAAGGAACGTAAGGACGATAGGTTTGACGTATTCTGGAAAGCGTATCCCAAAAAAGTCGGGAAAGAAGCTGCTAGGAAAGCATTCAGCAAGGTCAGGGAACCTGTTGAATCACTCCTGTCCGCCATAGAGCGGCAGAAGTGCAGCGAGCAATGGACGACGGAGAATGGGCGCTTTATCCCGAATCCGGCTACCTGGCTGAATCAGGGGCGCTGGGAGGATGAGCTTGCAGTGCCGGAGAGTAAATATCACGCAAAACCGGGCTATGGCGTTCAAAGGCACGGCGATAAGCTCACCGACTTGGAGCGTCAGGCCATTGCGCGGATGATGGAGGAGGACGAAGAAACATGAAAGCTACAATTCTCGGAAATGATTTCAACCGCATCATGGATGCGACGAAGCAGTTTTGCAGAAGCGGAGAACGCACGCAGTATGGCTATGTTCGGCTTGACTTTGATGCCACGACGCTGAAGGTGACGGCAAATGCTTGTGATGGCTACCGTCTGAGTGTGGAACACTCCGTGATCGGTTCCTGTGATGAGAACTTCACGGTATACATTCGCGGTGGGTTCCGCTTGCCGAAGAAGCAGTACGCGACGATTGAGAAGGTCGAAAATGAAGTGCAGATCCGCTGCGCTGGGGCGCTTTTCGGTTTCGAACAGCCGGATGTCTCACAGAGATTTGAGTGGCAGAAAGTAATCCCGAAGGACGAACCGACGTTCAGGATCGGGTTCAACGGGAATTACCTGTTAAATGCGCTTCAGGCCGCAAAGGTCAGCGCCGGTCAGACGTTCAGGAATCCAATCGTATTGGAGTTCTGGACGCCGACAACGCCCGTAATTATCCGAACGAACACGGATGACATCAAAATGGTGCTTCCGATCAGGATCAAGGAATGAAAATGACGAACTGCGGCTATTTAGCCGCGCGGAACGCTGCGCAGATGCAGCGGGAAAGGAACGGAAAATGCTTCTCGAAAAACTGGCGAGGGCAATCGCCTGCAAGCACTGTGAAAACCCCTCGAAGCTCTATGAGATTCAAATCCATGCCGACGAACAGGCCCGCGAAATCCTCCGGCTAAACCATGTGCTGGATGAGGTCAAGAAGGAGCGCGACGCGGCACGTCAAGCGGCGGACGAACAGCAGCTGCTGTGCGAGGATGCGATTGAATCCCTTGCCGTGATTTCTGAAAAAAACTGTGACAACTGCGGCAAGAAGTGCCGAGTGAAGCCGAAGCCGGGAGAACTGTCCCGTTATAACTGCCACCTTTGGGTGTCGAAGGAGCCGGAACATGACGATTGAGTTCACTGTGCCATATCCTGCCCGCAAGAGCGCGTGGACGAAGCGCTACGGCCTGAACGCCTACTGGTCGGGAAAGAACCACCACGTCCGGGCAGCGGACGCCAGAGACCTTGAGACGCTTGTGCGGCTGTGCCTGAGACAACAGGGCGTTCCGGTTCGGCTGTTTGAAAAGCCAGTGTCCATTTCCTTCTGGCACAACACCCGCATGGACATAGACAACCATGCAGCGATCGAGAAAATGGTTGTGGATGCGCTCAAAGGCTGGCTGCTCCGGAACGATGACCGGCGGCATTACCGGGAAAAGCACAGCTTTTTCCACGATGAAAATTACATGAGGGTGGTGATCTCGGATGAGTAAAGCAGTTTTAATCAGCATCCGTCCGAACTGGTGCTATGTGAAAGGAGACGTTTGACGGCGCCTATCTTGAATTACACGACGAAGGTTGACGTCTTTACGACGCTCGGCGAGATTCAGGCCAAGCTCGTCAAGCATGGCGCGAGGAAAATCATGCAGGACTATGACGATTCCGGACATATAACGTCGCTGTCCTTCCTGATCGATACCCCGGACGGCCAGCGCGGAATCCGGCTCCCGGCAAACGTCGACGCTGTGTTGGCCGTGCTGGTGAAGCAGAAAGTCAAATGCGGCCGCGATCAGGCCGAACGTGTTGCTTGGAGAATCCTCAAAGATTGGGTGGCAGCACAAATGGCGATTCTGGAATCTGAGATGGTACAAATGGACGAAGTCTTCCTGCCGTACATGGTAAACGATTCCGGGCAGACGCTTTTCCAGTGCTACCGGAACAAACAGCTTGCGATTGGAGGGACACGATGATTGCCCGCGTCTTCCCAAGAAAAACGAACGCTTACACTGCGGACGCGAAGAAGCGGTCACGGAGTGTAGCGAGATTGAAAAGAATGGGGTTGCTGAAATGAAAGTACTGGAATTATTTGCTGGGACGCGCAGCATCGGAAAAGCATTTGGGGCGCGTGGGCACGAAATTTATTCGGTAGAGTGGGATAAGGATTTCGAGAATATCGACCTATATGCTGATGTCCTGACTGTGACTGCAAAGGACATCTTGGAGAAATTCGGCCATCCAGATGTGATATGGGCCAGCCCGGACTGCACAACATTCTCAATAGCCGCTATATCTCACCATCGGCGGAAAAATGCTGAGACCGGGAATCTGGACGCGGTGAGCGAGTACGCGAAATTCTGCGACAAGGTAGATCAGCACGTTTTAGAGCTTATCCGTGAGCTGCATCCGAGGTACTGGTTCATCGAGAACCCGCGCGGCGGCATGAGGAAGATGATTTGGATGCGAGATCTGCCGCGCTACACCGTTACATACTGCCAGTATGGCGACACTCGGATGAAGCCGACCGACATCTGGACGAACCATCCAGATCCAAAATTCAAGCCGATGTGCCACAATGGAGACCCGTGCCACGTTGCGGCCCCAAGAGGCGCAAAGACCGGTACGCAGGGGCTGAAGGGCAGCAAAGAGCGGTCCGTGATCCCTCCAGCGCTTTGTGAGCACATCGTGGATATTTGCGAGGAACAAAATGGATTTAGAACAGAGTGCGTTTGAGGCGCTGCGATTTGCATCGGCGCAGAGCTTGAAGCTCTACAAGCAGCCGCTTGTGATTACATACTCGGGTGGAAAGGACAGCGACGTGCTGCTCCGGCTGGCGGAAAACAGCGGTATTCCATTTGAAGTTCTCCACTCCCTAACCACGGCAGATGCGCCGGAAACCGTTCGCCATGTGCGGGACACCTTCCGACGAATGGAGGAAAAGGGCGTAAAGTGCGTTATCGACGCGCACGTCCAGCCGGACGGGAGGCGCGTTACCATGTGGAATTTAATACCGAAAAAAATGATGCCTCCGACGAGGCTCATGCGGTACTGCTGCGAGAAATTGAAAGAAGTCAGTGGAAAGGGGCGCTTTATTGCAACCGGTGTCCGCTGGGCGGAAAGCCCGAAGCGCAGGAACGGGCGGGGGCTGATCGAAGTGCAGGCACACAACGCGAAGCAGAAACTCATGCTGATGGAGGACAACGATGAGGGACGGATGCAGTTTGAAAACTGCCAGATGAAAGGAAAGCGCATCGTGAATCCAATCATCGGATGGGAGGACAAAGACGTATGGGATTACGTGGAGGAAGAAAAGATCTGCATGAATCCGCTTTATGGCTGCGGGCTATCCCGCGTGGGGTGTATCGGCTGTCCACTGGCGTCAAAACGAAAACGCCTGGAGGATTTCACCAGATGGCCGAAGCATAAACAGGCGTATATCCGGGCGTTCGATCGGATGCTGGAGAACCGCCGGATCGCTGGAAAAGGCGGGAACTGGCAGACGGGAGTGGATGTGTTCCACATGTGGATGGAGAACGATGTGCTTCCGGGGCAGGAAGTATTAGAAGAATTTCGGGAGGATTTGCTATGATGAATTTGAATCCGGAAGAACTGATCAGGGAGGCCATGAGGGCAAATCCTGAAGAAGGGATCAAGGAACTGCGGAAAAGCAGCGAGAGTACAACAAAGTGCTGCTGTGCGGTACAGACCACAAACGAGTGGTACAAGCTCTTGATGCGGGAGGCCGCCGACCAGATCGAGCGCGACCAGAAGGAGATTGCCGAGCTGAAAGCGAAGGTGGAGCAGTATCGGGCGCTCATTCCGTCGTGGGTGATTCCGATGACACCAAAGGAGGACTGACAATGGAGCGCTTGACAAGCTGGAATGGCGACTGCGTGAAGATCAATGGGCACGTTCTGTACAATGCGACATGGGAGGACATCGCCATGATGGCCGACCGCCTTGCACGCTATGAGGACGCGGACAGTCCGATGATGCGCATCCGGCCGGGCGATACGGTCTGGCTGTCTCAGATGTTCTACACGCGCCCCAAAAAGCCGCTCCCGGTCACGGTGGACGCCATACGGATTGACCGGGAGGGCGTGATGTTTATCACGGGGCGACGGAGATTTTCGGTGGAAGCGATTGGAAAGACCGTGTTTCTTTCCAAAGAGGAAGCGGAAAATGCTTTGCAGGGGATGGAGGAATGACGATGAAACGTCTGACCTTTGAGGGAAACTTCTGCGAGATTGCGCGGTGCGGGTATCCAACGTGCCCATACAAGGATGGTTGCAGCCAAAAGCAGGTCTGGGAGCGGCTCAAACAGTATGAGGACACCAAACGGACACCGGAGCAGATCGAGGCATTGGAAGCGGCAATCATGGGCAAGACAGTCGCACAGATTACGGAGTTCGAGGGCCTGCCGATTGCCCGCCTGCGGGAGCTGGCTGTGGCAGATCAAGAGGGACACGTGATCGTCCTGCCGTGCAAGGTGGGCCAGCGGGTGTTTGCCCTGCTGGACACGGATAAGCATATAAGCGAGTGCGAGGTCAAGCAGATCGGCCTCGGTAATGAGATCGGATTTGTTGGACTTGAGCCAATAGGCGCAAGAGGGCGGGAGTATGGCGTATCGCTAAATGGATTTGGCAAAACCGTATTCCTGACGCGAGAAGAAGCTGAAAAGGCGCTGGCGGAAATGGAGGAATGATGATGAAACGACTGACAACGGATACCCCAAAGGACAATTTTGAAATGGCGCTCAACCTGTTTTACGTCAAGGACAAAGAAGTTTGGGTGCGCGGATACGGGAAGGACGGCGCAGACATCAGCCTGTTCGACCTGTCGCGGGATCTGACCAGATGGAACTGCCCGTATGTGGACTTGGATATCTCGGATGATTCCTTCTCGATGATGATGGCCGAATGGCTCTGGGAAGATGTTGAATCGTTCGAGCACGTTTTGGCTCTGCTCTATCAGGCAGCGTGGGTGTGTGCAGAACTGCGCGAACACTTGAAACAGTTTGAGGACAAGGAGGCCACCGATGGAACGACTGACTGAATGGAATGACGAACAAACCCGTCATGCCTATTATCCGCGCTGCTTCGAAGAACCGTGCTACGGCGGAGGGTGCAAAATCAATGATTGCCCGTTTGAAACAGCGGTGTGTGATCGACTTGCGGCCTATGAGGACACGGGGCTGACGCCGGAGGAAATCAAGGCTCCGTTTACGGAGGACGCGATGATAAATCTGGCAGCGCAGGCGCTGGGAGTGGAACCTAGCCGCCTGCGGGAGCTGGCCGTGGCCGACAAGGACGGGCGGTGCGTCGTGCTGCCGTGTAAGGTGGGCGATATTTTGTGGATAACCGGAAGTATTCGGAGACTGTATTCCGCAAAAGTACGGACGTTTTTCATCGGGCATCCTTCAGGCGTGCGCGGGGGAGACAACGATGGTGGAACACAAATGATCCGCACAACAGAATGCGATGTGCCTATGCGTGACTTTGGCAAAACCGTCTTTTTGACGCGCGAAGAAGCTGAAAAGGCGCTGGCGGAAATGGAGTAGCAGATGAAGAACAGATTGACGGTAAGACACGGGATGCTGTCCGACCTCAGAGCATACTTGAAGCAAAGCGGCTGGAAAATCGAAGAACCTGTCGGCGAGTACGAGGTTCTGAGGGCACGAAATCCGAATTACCCGCGACCACTTCTGGTTCACAACCGGGCAGAACGCGGCGTTGGGTACAGCATCGACGAGCGCGATGCGAAGATTTACAGCGGATGGAAACGGAACCGCCGCAAGCGTGGCCTCGCCCCAGACTGGCCTACGCAGGAAGAACGGACACGGTATTTTGAAGGAGGGGACGGGGTATGAGCTTCGGCAAGAAAACAAGGGAATCGGTCTATGCGAAGTATGACGGCCACTGTGCCTACTGCGGACGGTCTATCGACATCCGAGACATGCAGGTTGACCACTTCCGGCCGCTGCGAGCGTGGGACGATGAGGATGCAGGAAGCGATGATCTCTCGAACCTCATGCCAGCATGCCGGATGTGCAACCACTACAAGCGGGCAAATTCTCTGGAAACATTCCGGCGGTATATTGCGGAGATTCCGCGCAAGCTCCGCGAGAACTACATCTACAAGGTGGGCGTGGTTTACGGGAATGTCGTTGAGAATGTAAAACCGATCAAGTTCTACTTTGAGGAAGTGGAGGAGAAAGAGCAGGATGAAGATTCCGAGACAAATCAGAGAAAAGATGCACAAAATTGCACTATATGCCAGTAAGGCAAGTGCTCTTGACCGCGAAGTTGGCCTCTGGCTCGAACGGTACGGGTTAGACGTGGAGAAATTGAGCAGCGGTGACGGCTGCGGTTACGAAGAACTCCTCTATGGCAATGATGTAACGGATGCGCTGTGCGATCTGATAGAGCAAATGGAGGGCAAGAAAGATGGCTAAATATATAACTGCGGAACAGATGGAGGAGCTTGAAGAAGCCTGCGAGTTTGGCATCGAATACGGACACTCTTTGCTCCGAAAATATGCCGGGATCGAGGCCCGCCCATATACGGCCTATCAGTACTACGACGAGGACGGGACGTTTATCGGGTGCAGCGACGAGTCCTGTCTGGATGATCTGCTGGAAAAAGCAAATGTGGAGGTGCGGGATGGATAAGTTAAAGCCGTGCTGTGAGGAGGAACAATGAACACTGAAATCAAGAAGATCAAGGGATCATGGGAAGAGGTTGTAGACGATTGTCGGGCGACGGTTGGGAAACCGCCGCTCGGGCATGAGCCAAGCGAGGATTTCAAGCGCAGAATCCTGATTGCAGAGCATGGGCCGATCCGCACGATCTCGATCAAGTGGATGTGGAACGGGATCAAGAGCTGGATTTCCACGCACTGGTCTAGGCACAAATGGGAGTGCTGCATTTCAACCCAGAGAAGCGACCGCACGGGAATTCCGCGTGATAAGCTGACACAGGATGCGCCAGTCAATTTCGTCGGTGAGGCGAACGTGCAGGCGCTCATCGACACGATGCGTAAGCGGTTGTGCAGTCAGGCTGCTCCGGAAACGCGGGCCTACGCCGAGGACTTCAAGACCAAGCTGCATGAGATCCAGCCGGAGATTTCCGATGTGCTCGTCCCGAACTGTGTCTATCGATGCGGATGCCCGGAGCTTCACCCGTGCGGGATGTATGAATGGTGGCTGAAATTCCATCCTGAGATCGCAAGCACGAACATTCAGGAACGGTATGACAAGTACAACGAACTATTCCGGAAAGCGAGGAGCAAGGCATGACGTACATGGAGGCATGGAAGCTGATGGCTCCGCAGCTCCGACCGGAGACGGACGAGCAGATCAATGCGTACATCATGCTTTTTGGAGCGGTAAAAATAGCAAGCGAGAAGGAGGCGCGGAATGGAAAAGCTGGCAAAGCGGATCAGAAGCAGTAACCAACAGTACTTTGATGCCGGTGTGGACGCCGGGACGCAGAAGGCGTGTGACCTTCTTCTGGTGGCGGCCTATGAGTGCGGCTTTATCCGCACGCCGGAAAAGGCGAAGAAGCTGATGGAGACCTTGACGCAGCTGGAATCCGAGTACGGCGTCGCATGGCAGTGCAGGCCGGAATCCGACGAAGCGATTGCGAGAATCGACTATGTGCTGCAAAAGGTCTGCGGCGGGTACTTCCAGCCGTTCTTTGAGCGAAATGAGCTGATAAAGGACTGGTGGGACAGATGATATGCAGCTGTGGCGGAAAGTTTTACTCGCTGGAAGTCCGGCCTTACAAAAAGAACGGCATACTGCAACGGAGACGGTACGAATGTCGGAAATGCCACAAGGTGATCTCTGTTGCGGAGGTCGACGAGAAGGAATACAAGGAGATCAAGGAGAAAATCACGGAGCTGGAAATCAAGCTCTATGCGGTCAGAAAGGAATTGAAAAACTGCTATGAAAATTGTTTTGGAACCGTGGGCGATCATGCCGACACGGGCGCATGAGTTCGACGCTGGTCTTGACCTCTATTCGGCGTATGATGATGTTTATATCTACCCAAGAAACAGCGAATTGTTTGATACAGGGGTACATATCCAGCTTCCAAAAAACACGGTCGGTTTTCTCAAGAGCAAGAGCGGATTGAACGTCAAGTATGGGATTACCAGCGAGGGTGTGATCGACGTTGGTTACACAGGGAGCATCATGGTCAAGCTCTACAACCATTCGGACAAGACATACAGAGTGCGGAAGGGCGATAAAATCTCTCAGCTTGTGATCCTGCCCTGCCTGCTGCCGGAGCTGGAAGTGGTGGATTCGTTGGAAGACACCGAGCGAGGAACCGGCGGGTTCGGGAGCACGGGGCGATAATGGAAGACATTACAAAGCAGGAATATTCCGCGTGGCTGGAAGAATCTCTGAAAACTGTGTTGGAATTCAAGCCCTCTTCAATTTGCATTGTTGCTACCGCAGAAGATGGGACAACGAAGACGGGGTATTACAACGCAACAGGGCAAGACAAAGCTGTGTTTGCGGCGAATATCTTGAGTGACGTTGTAATGGACATTATCAAGGCCAACGCGGATGTAATCAAAGGAATCTTGGAAGGTGACAGTGATGAAGAACTGTAATAGCTGTGAATCCTGCATCGCGTGGTGGTGCGATCTCTATGAACGGTTTCTGGATTCGGATGAGAATGGGCCGATGCCGTGCGAGGAATGTCTGGAGAGCGGAGGAGAGATAACTTGATTATCGATATTCTAAATATCTTGGTGTTGATTGAGTGGGCGGCGCTGGGGATCGCGGTTTACATCAAGGCAAAGGGCCTGCACATAAGAGCACAACGAATGCTTGATTCGCTTGATGATGATGTGGAGGAAGTCGATGGAGCAGCAACAAATTAACACGGTATTCCCTGTGAGGCTTAAAAGGCTGCGGGAGAGGCGCCGAATCTCACGAAAGGTACTAAGCGAGTGCTGCGGGATGTCCAAAAATGTCATAAGCCAGTACGAACGCGGAGACCGCGAACCGACAGCCTCATCCCTCGCGCAGATCGCGGATTTTTTTGAAGTGTCAACGGACTACCTTTTGGGGCGGCAAAATTTCCTTTAACCCACTATTGTGGGCATTTTGAGAAGAATATATGCGATAATGTAACCGTAGGGGCTTGACGACCCCCTACGGTTTCTTCCTTCACCGGCTACGCAGCGGAATCTGCGGAACCTCCTTTTTGTATTTGGTGTGCTTTATGCGGGATATTTGGAGTTTGGCGGGTAGCTCCAAGGAGAAGGAAGAGGAAGGAGAAACAATGAACGTACAAAACAGGAAATTATCTGAACTCACCCCATATCCGGGGAACGCGAAAAAGCACGACAAAAAGCAAATCGCTAATGTGGCAGAGAGCATCCGGCAGTATGGATTTGTGCAGCCGATCGTGGTAGACCGCGACGATGTGATTATCATCGGTCACTGCCGCGCGCTGGCTGCAAAGAAGCTCGGTATGGATGAGGTGCCGTGTGTCAGCATGGACGATTTGACGCCGGAACAAGTGAATGCCCTCCGGCTGGTGGACAATAAGAGCAACGAAAGCAACTGGGACTTTGACCTTCTGGCTGATGAGCTGCCCGGTCTTGACCTGTCGGCGTTCGACTTTGACTGGGATTTCCAAGATACCGACGAAACGGAACTTACTAACGAAGACCGCGAACAGGAATTTAGAGAACGCATGGAGCGCGGGGAACTTTCGGACGATGATGAAGAATATCAAGAGTTTCTGAAAAAGTTTGAAGCGAAGAAAACAACGGACGATTGCTACACGCCGGATAACATCTACGACGCAGTAAGAGATTGGGCGGCTGAGAAGTACGAAATTGGCAGTGCTGCGATTGTGCGCCCGTTTTATCCGGGCGGAGATTATAAAAGCGAGAAATACCCTTCCGGGTGTGTTGTGATAGACAATCCGCCTTTTTCCATTATTTCAGAAATCTGCGAGTGGTACACAAGCAAGAGAATCAACTTCTTTCTGTTTGCTCCAACGCTTACGCTTCTCGGAATTATGCGCGGCTCGGCAAACTATGTGGCGTGCGGGTGCGGAGTTGTGTATGAAAATGGCGCGTCTGTCAATACGTCGTTTGTTACCAACATGGGGGGCAATAAGATTGTTGCTGCCGCTGATTTAAGAGAAATACTGGATGGCGAGAACAAAAAGAATCTCAAAAAGTTGCACAGAGAACTTCCGAAATACTCATATCCAGACGAGGTTTTGACAGCAACAATGCTGTGTTATATGGCAGCTCACGGCGTAAGCCTTGAAATTAGCGGAAGAGATGCACATTTTATCCGCGCGCTTGACGCACAGAAAGCGTCGGGGAAAGGATTGTTCGGCTCAGGCTTTTTGCTATCTGAAAAGGCTGCTGCGGAAAAGGCTGCTGCGGAAAAGGCTGCTGCGGAAAAGGTCAACACGGATATTTGGGAGTTGTCGGAGCGGGAATGGATAATCGTGCGAGGCTTGGGAAATGACGATTGAAGAAGCGCAGGCGATCATTGATAAGACAAACAGCCCGTACTTAAAGCGGGATATGGAGAAATTCATCAAACGCCAGCGAAGAAAGGAGGGCGTATATGGCAAGGCCGAAAAAGGAAATAGATCAAAAGCAGTTCGAGAATCTATGCGGCCTGCAATGCACGCTTGAGGAAATCTGCGGCTGGTTTGATGTGTGCTCGGACACATTGGAAGCATGGTGCAAACGAACCTATAAGAGGAGTTTTTCGGAAGTTTTTAAACAAAAGCGCGGAGCCGGGAAAATATCGCTCAGAAGAAGCCAGTGGAGACTGGCGGAGAAAAATGCAAACATGGCAATCTGGCTCGGGAAGCAGTATCTCGGCCAGAAGGACAACCCGGAGGAATCGGTTGACATGGAGGACACTTCCGCGTATCTGGCGGAAGCTGGTATGGAATGATTACGCAGACCATTCATCCGACGTTCGGCGAGAAGCATAAGGCATATATCGCGGCGGCGACGCGGGCGACGATTTCCGTAGCGGAGGGCGCGGTCCGTGCCGGTAAGACCATCGACAACATTGCGGCATTTGCCTATTTGATCGAGAAAGGGACGCCTGACCGCATCCACCTTGCAACAGGCTCCACAGCGGCAAACGCGAAACTGAACATCGGGGACGCGAACGGCTACGGATTGGAGTATCTTTTCCGTGGCCGCTGCCGGTGGACGAAGTATAAGGGCAATGAAGCACTGGTTATCCGCTCACATAAGCGGGATTACGTCGTGATATTCGCGGGCGGTGCGAAAGCGGACAGCTTCAAGAAGATTCGCGGCAACTCCTATGGGATGTGGATTGCAACCGAGATCAACCTTCACCATGAGGATACAATCAAGGAAGCGTTCAACCGGCAGCTCGCGGCGCGGGTTCGGCGGGTGTTCTGGGATTTGAACCCATCGGCACCCGGTCACTGGATATATGAGCACTACATCGACAAATTCCCGGAGAGCATGGGCGTGCGGTACAACTACCAGCATTTCACCATCCGGGACAATGCGACGATCACGCCGCAGCGGTTGGCGGAAATTGAAGCGCAGTATGACACGGGCAGTATTTGGTATCGCCGGGACATCCTCGGTGAGCGGTGCATTGCGGAGGGGTTGATCTATCCCATGTTCGGAGAGCAGTGTATCACGGACGAGGAACCGGACAGCGGCGAGTGGTACATCTCCATCGACTATGGCACCATGAATCCCTTTTCTGCTGGCCTGTGGCGTGTTGGGAATGGTCGTGCCGTCCGTGTGAATGAGGTCTATTACAACGGGCGCGAGCTGAAGAAGCAGAAAACGGACGAGGAATATTGTGATATGGTGGCGGCGCTGGCGGGCGCACGCGCCATTTCTGCGGTTATTGTTGACCCGTCTGCGGCGTCGTTTATCGAGGCGCTACGGCGGCGCAGCGGGTTCAAGGTGCGGCAAGCGAACAACGATGTTGCAAACGGAATCCGCTGTGTGGCTGATTATCTGCTTAACGGGAAAATCAAAATCCATCGTCGGTGCGCCGCTACAATCCGAGAGTTCGGTCTATACCGCTGGGACGAGAAGCAGGACAACGACAAACCCGTCAAAGAGAACGACCACGCGATGGACGAAACACGCTATTTTGCCATGACGGTTCTGCGGCGGGCGTTTAAGCCGCATGAATGGATTCCAGATTTGGCGTTATGAGGTGAGAAATGAAAACATATCAGGATTTTTTAGAGATCGCCGAAAAGGGCGAACAGGCGCGGATGGATTTTGTGATATCCGCGATTGATTCGTACAAAGCAACGGACTTGTATAAGACGGCACTGACAGCTCGGGAATATGATGAGCACAGAAACGTGACAATCATGAACTATCAGAAGCTCCTTTATACGCTGTCCGGGCAGGCGATACCGGACAATTATTCCGCAAACTATAAGCTCCGCAGCAATTTCTTTTCGGCGTTTGCCACGCAGGAGACGCAATATTTGCTCGGGAATGGAGTAACGCTGAAAGATGCAAGCCACAAGGAACGGCTCGGGCCAACGTTTGACAATCGACTTCAGGACATCGGACATGATTCCATCGTCGGTGGCGTTGCCTATGGATTTTGGAATCTCGACCACCTTGAAACGTTTACAGCGCTCGAGTTTGTGCCGCTGCTCGACGAGGAAACCGGCGCTTTACGCGCGGGAATCCGATGGTGGCAGGTGTCCAGTGATAAACCGCTCCGTGCGACGCTTTTTGAAGTCGATGGATTCACGCAGTACATCCGACGGAAGGGGAAGCAGATGGAAGTGCTCAAGCCGAAGCGTGGCTATGTGGCGGTTGTGGCGTCCTCGGTGGTCGATGGGACGGAGATTATGGAATACCGGAACTATCCCGGATTCCCGGTCATCCCGATGTATGCGAATCGCGCGAAACAATCTGAGTTTGTCGGAATGCGGGAGAAAATTGACTGTTATGATCTCATTTCTTCCGGATTTGCAAACACCGTGGATGAAGCGTCTATTATTTATTGGACGATCTCCAATGCTGGCGGCATGGATGAAATCGATATGGCGAAGTTTAAGGATTCCATGCGCAAGCTCGGCGTTGCGATGGTCGATGACGAGGGGGCAAAGGTTGACGCCCACACGCTGACAGTTCCGGTCGACGCGCGAGAATCACTTTTGAATCGCCTAAGTGACGATCTATACCGCGATGCGCAAATGCTCGATGTGAAATCGCTTCAGGGCGGACAAAAAACAGCGACGGAGATTCGCGCGGCATATCAGCCGATGGACAACAAGGTTGACCAGTTTGAATATTGCGTGCGGGACTTCCTGCACCTCCTCTTTGAGATCGTCGGAATTGATGATGAGCCGTCCTTCGTCCGGTCGAAGATCGTCAACCAGCTCGAAGAAACCCAGATGGTTCTCATGGCGGCGGCATATTTGGATGATGAAACCGTTCTGAATAAGCTGCCGTGGTTGACGCCAGACGAAGTTGAGAAGATCATGCAGCGAAGAGAAAACGCGGATATTTCCAGAGAAGACTTTGATGACGGAGGTGGCAACGATGAAATCCAAGATCAGGAATGATTTGGCCGTGACTGTCGATGGTGTCGATCTCACAACGATTTCGAAACCAGAGTTCTACGTCCGTCAGGCAAATAAGTTTTTTCAGTACACCCCTGAAATTGTGGACGAAAAAACGATGGTTGTCCGCATCCCGTTTGAGGATGCAATGCAGCTGACACCAAAGAAAATTGTGAATGGCCTGAAATCTCCGCCGTGCATGGTACAATTCGCATTTACAAGGGAAAATGGCGCACCGGACTATTCGGAAAAACTTGAGGTTGACGTGGAAGACCTCCTGAAAACGGAGGGGTACCAATGATCCGACTGCAAGTAAAGGGAAAACCCATCAATTTGCGCATCGATCCTGCCCAAATAGTGCAAGTAGCAGGCGGCAAGCCTTATGAGGGCGAATACACGGTCATCCCAAAGGCCAACGCGCCGACTGTCCTTGAGACCGCCGGAAAGACGCTCAACAAGGACGTGACCGTCACCAAGATTCCGTATTACGAAACATCCAACCCCACCGGGGACACAGTTTATATTGCATCGGAGGTATAAAAATGGGTAAAAGCAAGATCATCTACGGCGGCACTGTCCTGATCGACCTGACTGCCGACACCATCGCGGACGGAAAAGTCCTGCTCGGCTACAAGTTTCACGGCCCGGACGGCGAGGTCCACACAGGCTCCTGCACGTTTGATCTCGACACCTCTGGCGCAACGGTCAAGGCGTCGGAAATCCTCATCGGCAAGACGGCAGGCGCGCGCGGCGCGATGATCACCGGCGAGATGCCAAACAACGGCGCAGTCGCCGCGAAGATCAGCACGGTCAATGGCGAGTATATCGTCCCGCTGGGCTATCACGACGGCTCCGGCAAGTGCGTCATCGACCCCGACGAGGCAGCGAAGATCATTGCGGCCAACATCAAAAAGGGCGTGACCATCCTCGGCGTCGAGGGCACCTACGGCGGTGAGGCCATCACCGTCCAGACCAAGACGGTCGATCCGCTGACCACGTCGCAAACTGTCATCCCGGATGAGGGCTATGATTATCTGTCTCAGGTGGTCGTCAACGCCATCTATTATAACGAGGCGGACAATTCCGCTGGCGGTAAGACCGTTACCATCGGCAAGGCCGCGGAGGTTTGATATGGGCGTCAGTAAAGTCGATTTCGCGGGGAATACGCTGGTCGACCTGACGGGAGACAGCGTTACCCCGGCAACGCTCAAAAAGGGCGAGACGGCTCACAATGCTGCCGGAGAGCAAATCGTAGGGACTATGGAGGCTGGCAGCACTACACCCGGAGCACCCGGCGACATCACGTTTTACGACTACGATGGCACGATTGTCACGTCTTGGACGCTGGAAGAACTAGCAACAAAGACAGCGCTACCAGATTATCCATCGCATGCGGGGCTTATCTGTCAGGGCTGGAACTGGGCGCTTGCTGATCTTAAGACCACCAATCGCAAGATGAACGTCGGCGCGATGTACATCACAGATGACGGCAAAACCCGTATCTATATCCGTCTGGAAGAAGGGCGCACATCTCCAATGCTTGGCGTTTGTCCGAATGGCACTGTCAGCGTGGACTGGGGCGATGGAACGACGCAGGACACGCTGACGGGCACGAGCGAAACGACCCCACAATGGACGCCCAATCATGCTTATGCCGCACCGGGCGAGTATGTGATTAAGCTGACGGTTGATGGAACGATGGGCTTGAATAGCGACTCTGAAGATGAATCGTATAGTTCAATTCTTCGGTATTCATCTGGTTCCGACACTCGTAATTCCGTTTACCAAAACAGTGTACAGAAAATCGAACTTGGAAACGGTATAACAGGTATTGGCAATCAGGCGTTTCGCAATTGCCGTTCCCTTGCATCGATTACAATTCCAAGCGGTGTAACAAGCATTGAAATTTCTGCGTTCTACTATTGCTGTCCCCTTGCATCAATTACAATTCCTGATGGTGTAACAAGTATCGGAGATAGTGCGTTCAGCGAGTGCAGCTCCCTTGCATCGATTACAATTCCAAATGGGGTAACAAGCATTGGAGGTTCTGCGTTTTACAATTGTAGGTCTCTTGCGTCGATTACAATTCCTGATGGAGTAACAAGTATCGGACGTCAGACGTTCTACTATTGCTATTCCCTTGAATCGATTACAATTCCTGATGGAGTAACAGACATTGGAAATTATGCGTTCGATGATTGCGTCTCCCTTGCATCGATTACAATTCCAAATGGAGTCACAACCATTAAAAGTTCCGCGTTCGCTAATTGCGAATCCCTTGCGTCGATTACAATTCCAAATGGGGTAACAAGCATTAAAACTTATGCGTTCTACTATTGTGGCGGTATTGCTTTTTATGATTTCAGCAATCACACGTCAGTACCGGCCCTTTCAAGCACCACTGCTTTCCAAGAAATCGCCGCAGACTGTCAAATCCGTGTTCCAGCGGCACTTGTGGATACATGGAAAGCAGCTACAAACTGGTCAACCTATGCAAGCTATATCGTGGGGGTGTAAAAATGATTCAAAGAGAATTTTATGCACAGCGTAAGGATGGTGTAAAGCTATACCGTACCTATTCTGATGCAGGAATGATGATTCGACAGAATGAGACTGGCGTGGAATATACAGAGGCTATCGATGTTGAGGACGCACCATATACCTACACGGAGACGGAAACGCCGATTGAAACGCCGGAGATGACTACAGAAGAACGTTTGCAAGACGCTGAGACGGCACTAGGAATCATATTTGGGGAGGCGGAATGATGACCTATACAGAAAGGGCCAGAGCGCTGCGGCCCTATATCGTCAAGGCTTCGGCCAGCCTGACGGATGCGGACGCCGTGAAGGCAAAGGAGCTGTATGACCGCTGGGCGGCAGGAATGTCCGTGGAGGTCAACGACCGGCTGGTCTATGCAGACAGGCTCTATCGCGTGACACAGGCCCACACGACACAGGAGGGCTGGGAGCCGGACAAAGTCCCGGCGCTGTTTACCGTCATCGACGAGACCCACGCGGGCACCCAGGACGACCCCATCCCAGCCGCAAAAGGCATGGAGTACACCTACGGACTTTACTACACAGACCCGGAGGACGGCAAGCTCTACCGCTGCGAACGGACGGGCGAGCAGCCGGGCGGCAAGGTGACGCTTCAGTTCCTGCCTCATGAGCTGGTTGGATTGTACTTTACGGAAGTGTAATAACGGAGGCGCGCTGTGGATTACGGGCATAAAATGACGGACAAAGAGCTTCAGAAGCTCGAAAAAAAAATTTCATCTGCTTACCGTGCCGCACAGCGCGAACTTGATAAAACCATCAAGGAATATTTTGAACAATTCCGTCTGCGGGACGAAGCAGAGAAAAAACGTGTTGAGGCTGGAGAGGTTACGCAGCAGGAATACACACAATGGAGGCTGGCACAAATAGGGCGCGGAAAACGATTTTCGGCGCTTCGCGATAAATGTGCAGAGAGAATTACGAAAGCACATGAGATCGCCGTTGCGTATGTCAACGATGCGACACCGGGCATCTATTCGCTGAACCGGAATTATTCGGCGTATCAGATCGAGCAGACAGGCGCGAACGTGAATTTTACCTTGTGGAATGAAGCCACGGTGCGGCGGCTCCTTATCGAGAATCCAGAACTTATGCCATACTACCCACCCAAACGGGCCGTAAAGCGCGGCATTGATCTTGCGTATGGGCGCAGGCAGATCACGGCCAGCGTGACAAGTTCCATCCTGCAAGGGAAGAGCATCGGCGGGATCGCGGACGATCTCCAATCCAGAATCTATACAATGGATAGAGAATCTGCAATCAGAACAGCAAGAACAGCTGTAACTGGTGCGCAGAATGCGGGGCGTCAGGATGCGTGCGAGGCCGCACACAAAATGGGGATCGAAATAAAGAAGCAGTGGGTCGCCACGCTTGACGGAAGAACGCGTCGTTCGCATGCGCATCTCGACGGAGAGACGGTTGACTATGATGATGTTTTTTCAAATGGTTGCCGCTTTCCCGGTGACCCGCGTGGAAAGCCTGCAGAGGTTTATAATTGCCGTTGCCGTATGATCCAGCTTGTGAACGGCGTAGAGTTCCGCGCAAAACGTCGCATCCGTGACGAAAATGGTCGAAATGTCGTCGTGGATAATATCACATACAAGGAATGGGAGCGGATGAAGAAAAATGGAAGCGGACAGTCTGCAAATCGAAATCGATGATCACAGCGAAGAAGTTCGACAGGGAATTTCAGAAGCTCTGCTCCGCGCACTTGAAACATGCGGGATTCAGTGCGAATCATACGCCGCGATGCTCTGCCCTGTTGACACTGGCGCGCTCCGCAACAGCATAACGCATCAGGTGTACCCATCCGAAAAGGCTGTTCACGTCGGAACACCGCTTGAATATGGCGCCTACGTCGAACTTGGAACGGGCATCTATTATGATGGAGGCAGGCAAACACCGTGGGTGTATCAGGATGCAAAAGGAAATTGGCATTATACGCGCGGCAATAAAGCACAACCGTTTCTGAAGCCTGCACTGAATGACCACGCGGATGAGTATAGGGAAATCATTAAAAATGCGCTTGAAAATGCGTAATAGCAGAAAAAGTTTCCGCACACCCACTATTGTGGGCGTTGCGGACTTTTTTTGCCTTAAAATTATAGGAGCAACCGGTAAACACCGCGAAGCACTGCGGTTTTATACAACAGTCGTGCCGAGGAACCGGCACCGAAGAAAAGGAGACTGAACAATGGCACTTACCCGAAAATTGCTTAAGGGCATGGGACTGACGGAGGAACAGATGGACACCATCATTGAGGCGCACTCCGATACAGTCGATGGGCTGAAAGGCGAACTGTCGAAGTACAAGGCGGACGCCGAAAAGCTCCCCGGCGTGCAAAAGGAGCTGGAAGACCTGAAAGCCAAAGGCGATGACGGCTGGAAGGACAAGCACGACAAAGTCAAAAGGGAATTTGACGAGTACAAGGAAGAGCAGACGAAAAAGGAAACGAGAAGCGCGAAGGAATCCGCGTATCGTGAACTTTTGAAGGCTGCCGGTATCAGCGACAAACGTCTCGACGCGGTTATGCGCGTTACTGATCTGGACACGGTCGAACTGGAAGACGGAAAAATTAAAGGCGCTGATACGCTGAAATCGTCCATCGAGAAAGAATGGGCCGATTTTATTGTAAAAACTGATCAAAAAGGCGCGGACACAAAGAACCCGCCCAATAACGTTGGAGGCGAGACGATGACCAGAGCGGAAATCGCGGCGCTGCCGGACAGAGAGGCCCGCAGAGAGGCACGTCTCAAGCTCCTGCAAAACGAACAGTAAAGGAGACTGTATATGGCTGAAACTAACCTTATCAAGAAAAATGATCTTGCGCGTGAGCGCGAAATGGAGTTTGTCGATCAGTTCGGCTATTCCATCAAGAAGCTCGTCGAGGCGCTCGGCGTGACCAGAAAGATTCCGAAGCAGGCTGGTACCGTGCTCAAAGCCTACAAGGCCAGCGGTACTTTGCAGAGCGGCGATGTCGGTGAGGGCGAGACCATCCCGCTGTCTCATTACAAAGTCGAGCCTTTGGACTATGCTGAGATCACCCTCAAAAAGTGGCGCAAGGCCACGTCCGCCGAGGCAATCACCGATCGCGGTTACGATCAGGCGGTCGAAATGACTACTACCGAAATGCTCCGCGATGTGCAGCGCAGCATCCGTAAGAGCTTTTTCGATTTCCTCGCGACCGGCTCCGGCGCTGTGTCCGGTAAGGACTTCCAGAGCGTGCTTGCGCAGGCGTGGGGCAACCTTCAGGTGCTCTTTGAGGACGACGAGATCGGCGCGGTCTACTTCCTCAATCCGCTGGATGTCGCAGACTATCTGGCGAGCGCGAACATCACGCTTCAGACCGCGTTCGGCATGACCTACGTCGAGAACTTCCTCGGCCTCGGCACGGTGATTCTCAATTCCAGCGTCCCGAAGGGCAAGATTTACGCCACCGCGAAGGACAACATCGTCCTCTACTACATCCCGGTCAATGGTGCCGACCTCAACGAAGCATTTGCGTTTACTTCCGACGCGACCGGATATATCGGTATCCATGAGCAGCCGGACTATACCAACATGACCGCCTCTGACACGGTAGTCAATGGTATGGTGCTGTTTGCAGAGCGCCTTGATGGTGTTGTTGTCGGCTCGATTGACAACGGTACACTTGGTGCGCTGACCGTGACGTCCGCAGCTGGCACCGCTACCGGCGACACGAGGCTGACTGTTTCCCCGGCGAAGGCCGCAAAGGGCAACAAGTACAAGTATAAGTCGGCGGAAACCACGGCTCCCATCGTTGTATACGGAGAGAACGTGCAGAGCTGGAATGACTGGGATGGCAAGTCTGATCTCACCATCACGAGCGGCCACAAGGTCACTGTTGTTGAGTGCGATGGCAACTTCCACGCGCTGAAATCCGGCAACGCAACCGTTACCGTAAAGTAATTTAGGAGGGGCGCAATGCTGACAGAATTATGCGGACATTTGAGGAATTGGTTTGACCGTGAACGGTATGCCGGAACCTTCACCGTAGAAAATGGCAGTATTGCGCTTCCTTTTCTTCGGGAAGGACAGTATTTTAGGATTCTTGGCTCGACGTTCAACGACGGTGTGCATCAATACCCAGCCTATGGGTTAACGGACGAGGCGTTTGACGGCGCTGTGTGGGCACTTGCAATACCGCCGTCCGTCTTGTCCCTTGACGCAGAAATCGAGGCATGGCAGGGCAAGAACGGCGACACAGCAGCGTCACCGTATAGCTCGGAATCGTTCGGCGGGTATTCTTACTCACGGGCGACGGATGAGAAAACTGGCGGTGCAGTGACGTGGCAGAGCGCGTTCCGCAGCAGATTGAATCAGTGGAGGAAATTATGAGCCTTTTGAATGACTTCGCCCGCCCTTGCGTGCTCATGGAGAAACACAGGGAGCCGGACGGTGCTGGTGGATATGTTACCACATGGACGGAGGGCGCGGCGTTTTCGAACTATCAAGCGCTGGACACGTCGATGGAATCTCGCCGTGCGGAGAAAGAGGGCGTTACAAGCGTCTACTCGGCGCTCGTTGACAAGGCTGTGCCGATTGAGTACGGCGACTATTTCCGGGACACAGAAACCGGTACGACGTACAGAGTAACGTCAAACCCGGAAGAAAAGCAAGCGCCACGTTCCGCAAGTTTCACTCTAAAATATTTTACGGCGGAAAGGAAAGAGTTACCGGCATGACGAAAGATAAAGCATTACACGCATGGTTCGGCCAGTTTCTCCCCGCCTATCCGGCGTCCTCCGTGCCGGGGGACGCCGTTTTTCCGTGGTTGACCTATGATCTTATTCTCGGAGCGTGGGACAGCGGAGAAGCATCAATCACGGTAAACCTCTGGTATTACACCGAGAGCGAAGCAACCCCAAATGCAAAGGCACAGGAGATTGCGGACGCTATTGGAATGGGAGGCGTTTTTGTTTCTTGCGACGAGGGCGCGATTTGGCTGAAACGCGGCACTCCGTGGTGTCAGGCGATTAAAGACGATTCTGAGCCAAACGTCAAACGGCGGTATCTCAATATCACCGCCGAATTTATCACACCCAACTGAAAGGATTGATTTTATATGGCAAAGTTTACGAAGATCCCCGCCGATACGTTCAAACAGCTTCAGATCAATGCGGGCATCATTCTAAAAGATTTCACCCCGGCTTCTGGCACGTTCAAAGCCGCTGACCAGCTCGGCGCGACAACCGGAGGTGTCACGTTCACCGCTATGCCGACGTTTTCCGATTATGGTGATGACGTTGACAACTGCCCCAAGAATATGAAGGAACTGAAGCGTCAGGAATCCATTGAGGCGAAGGCCAGCGGCACGTTTGTCACCCTGTCCGCCGCCGTTGCGAAGTCTCTGATTGCTACGGCGGACATTGACGCACAGGATTCTACGAAGATCGTTCCGCGCCTTGATTTGGCCGATTCTGATTTCGATGATCTTTGGATCGTCGGTGACTATTCCGACAAAAACGGCGAGCAGAAGGGCGGCTTCATCGCAATCCACATGATGAACGCACTCTCTACCGGCGGATTCCAGATGAAAACCAGCGACAAGGCAAAGGGCCAGTTTGCGTTTGAGTACACGGCACACTTCGCGATGGCGGAGCAGACCAAAGTCCCGTATGAAATCTACATCAAGGCTGGCGAGGCGGACGCATAAGGAGGAAACATGAAACTTTCTGAACTGAGTACGGATCGCGCGGCGGATGTGCTGTGCGAGATTTCCGTTTTCCTGCTCAATATCACGAGCGACGAGGATGTCATCACATCCCTGAAACTCAACACAAAGGAAGCGAAAACCGTTGCAGAGAAATATGCAATGGCGGCAAATCGCGTCAGCCAGTGGGTGCCGATGCTTCTGAAAAACCATAGAGAAGACGTGTTCGGCATCCTTGCAGTTTTGAACGAAAAAAATGTTGATGACATCCGGGAGCAGAAGATCGTGGAGACACTGCGGCAAATCAGGGAGATCACGCAGGACAAGGAACTCATTGATTTTTTCTCATCGTGCGTATCGGAGGGGAAAGAGTAACACTCTCCCTTCTGGATGCGCCGAAAATTTCAGCGCTTGCACTCATTCGGCTTCTGCCCGTTTTGATTCGGCAGCGGAGGGAAAAGTGGTTGTTTGATGATTATATGTCGCGCTGTGCCAGAGTTTTAACAGAGAACACTGCAAAACTTGTGGGCGGACGGTATATGCAGTCGGATCTTGATGAAATATTGCGTCCGAAGAAAGAAGACACGCGCTCTTGCGAGGAAATTACAACTGATATTGTGCGGCGCTGTGGATTGGTGGTGGCAGAATGAATTTACTGGATATTGTGGTGAAGATCACAGCCGATTCATCCGGCGTGGATGATGGAATGGATTCCGCGAAGAAGAAAGTGTCGTCGTGGAAGGATAATGTCGGGAAAGCAGCGAAAACTGCGGCGAAGGGATTTGCTGTTGCAGCAGCAGCCACGACAGCGGTCATCGCTGGAATTAGTAAGGTTATCGATGCTACGGAGGAATATCGTGTTGCACAGGGCAAACTGAACGCCGCCTTTGAAACTGCCGGATATAGTGCTGAGACGGCACAGGCGGCTTACACTGGCCTTTACAAAATCCTAGGTGACACGGATACCGCCACAGAAACAGCGCAGCTCATGGCGAAACTGGCACGCAACCAAGAAGATTTCGCAACGTGGACGAATATCGCCGCTGGCGTAAACGGCACGTTCGGTGATTCGCTGCCCATCAACGGACTTATTGAGGCCGCAAACGAGACGGCAAAGGTTGGACAGGTTACAGGCGTTCTGGCGGATGCGTTGAACTGGGCTGGTATTTCCGAGGATGACTTCAATGAATCACTTGCGAATTGCTCCGGCGAGGCGGAGCGGAACAGCTTGATCATGAATACCCTGTCCGGTACATATTCCGATGCGGCGGATTCTTTCTACAAAAATAACGAGCAGGTAATCAAATCACGCGAAAATCAAGTGAAGCTGCAGGAATCGACCGCGAAACTCGGCGAGAAGTTCCAAGAACTGAAAAACAATTTCCTCGATAAACTGACCCCAACATTCATCACGGTTATGGATGCAGGCATGCAGTTTATCGATAAAGTCTCAAAGGCCCTTGACGATTCTGGCCTCATTGAGGCAATCGGATCGATCCTCGAAATTGCAGTTGGATTGCTCGACCCGCTCGCAGATCTGATCGTGACTTTCCTCCCGGCATTGAAGGTTGCGCTTGATCCTGTCGCAAAAGTGCTTGCGTTAATTGCTGATGCTGCGAACGTCGTAGCCGGTATTTTTACATGGGATTTCAACCGGATCGGCACGGCACTCGGTATGAATGTTTCGAAGGGCCAGTTATCTACCTATCAGAAGGTTGTCTATGGAGATACGCTCAAGAGCACGTCTTATAGTGAATCCGCAGGCGGATGGACTGGAACGGGTGGTTATATTGAGGCTGGAACCGGGAAGTATGTGCCTTACTCGGCGAGCAATTCCACGACGAATAATTACAACATCAACATTGATTCGTCAAACGTGCAGCAATTTAACGATGTTGTAAACATCGCGCAAAATCAGCGCAGAACCAGCAGAATGGGAGGCGGCTAATATGGGTTATAAACAGGAGCGCCGCAGAGTGGTTCGGATGGGAGGTGCGACAGGATGAGCACGCAAACCTTGCAAATGGATGTGTTTGCATTCTGCAACGAAAACGACACGACCAAAAATGACCATACAAGCTCAAGTGTGCTTCTCTCTGGGGGAAACAGGCTTTTTTGTAAATTTTCTACGAATGGGAATTATTCGTGGAAGTATAACAGAATTTCTTATATCTCTGCGGAACTGTATATAGCTTCTATAACGGAAATTCCGTCATATACTGGGTATTGCACATTTCAGGGCGGAGTTATGGATAAAGGCTATGATGTCAATACCGTAACTTTTTTCAATATGCCAAGTCGCGGGACGGGAACAGCTACTTCCCCCAATTTTACTGTGGCTGGCAATGTGTCACTGGCATTGGTGAAAAACCCAACGTACATCTACCATCGAATTGTATTTATAAATGGCGTGGAATTCCGCTCTGGATTTGGGAAATTTTCTGTCTACACACCATCTGGCGCATATAAGCCGAAACTGACCCTGACAATTGATGATTCTGATATTGTGAAAATGTATGCAAATACATGGGCGTCAAATTTCGGCGGGAAAACCATATCTAAAACAGCCGGGGCCGACATCGAATTATCTGTTCCGACAACACAATCTGGACTTTGCTATGCAGAAGTTTATCAGACAGGTATTTCCGTCATTTGGCGTGATGTAGGCTCTACTTCTGAGCAGGAAATACAAATGGCCAACGGCGCTGCCCAGCAACTTGTAATCCCAGCTGGTACATTTTCAGGAAAATCGCAAGTTCAGATTCGGCCTAAAATCACCAGCAATAATGGCCAAACCAGCACTGCGGACGCATGGTTGACTATCACCCTGCAGGATGAGAAATCAACAGCCGTTCCAATTAGCCCTGTCAATGACATTATCGATAAAAATGCGGATGCTGTTTTCCGCTGGGCACACGTCATCACAACTGGTACGCCGCAAACGAAAGCCGAATTGCAGATTTCGGACAATGGTACGGTCTGGACGGCGCTGGCCACGGTGACTGGCGCAGATACATATTACACCGCAGCAGCAGGCAGCATCGAAACGGGTACGCATTTCTGGCGAGTGCGCACTTACAACGGCGACGATGTCGCAAGTGATTGGAGTTCTGCCGCAGAGTTTATTTGTGTCGGATCACCGGATGCTCCTGTGATCTTGGTCCAATCGGCCACGCCTAGACCGTCCGTTTCATGGCAGACAACGGAGCAGCAAGCCTACCAAGTCGAGATTGACGGCGTCTATGCCTCCGGCACGCGCTTCGGAACCGGGAAGACGTGGAAGGCACCGTTTTATCTGGCCGATGGCAGCTACACGGTGCGCGTCCGCGTGCAAAACGAATATGGCTTCTGGTCGCCGTGGGGCACGGCGGCGCTCCCGGTCACAAACGTACCGGGCGGCGCGATCACGCTGACGGCAAGTACCGAAAACGCAGTAACGCTTGCATGGGTGGATTCCGGCAACTACGATTTTTACATTGTATACCGGGACGGGACACCGATTGCAAAGGCGGAAGATCCCGGATATGTGGATAACATGGCGATTGGCGCCTGCACATATCAGGTGCGCGGCTGCTATTCCGACAACGATTATTACGGCGTTTCTGCCGAAGTCTCTGTCTCGGTCACGCCGGAATACAACGTCTTGTATGATATGGACGCCGGAGAATGGCTGACCATGAAGTACAGCGGCCTGACCAATCAGCCGGTTACTAGAAGTATTAGCCGCTCGATTGCAGAGGTAAGACTTTCCGGGTACACATATCCAGTTGCGGAGCGCAGTAAAGCGAAAACTGCGACCTATGACGGGAATGTCGTATTCTTAAACAGAGACAGCGCCGAGAAGTTCGAGGGCATGATCGGACATCTGGTTTGTTTGAAACTGCATCCGTCGGGAGGCTGCATCGGGTATCTGAATGAGGTTTCGGGAGAGGTCAACCAATACAAGAGTGTGTATTCGTTCATGGTGACACAAATCGAGTACGAGGAGGAGATTGACATTGATTCGTGACATTTCCTTCTCTGTAAATGTTTTGCGGAATGGGGCGCATTATGCGTCCCTCCGCTGGAAACGCGATTCTGCTCCAAATGTATATACGGATAAAAACGCAAAAATTAAATCGAGTTTTGCGGGGACATTCCTTTACGATCCAAATATCAACTATCTATCTGATGAGCTGCAACCCACAATTTCCATCAATGGCGTGGAAAACTCATTGGGAATTTTCCGCATCACGACGTACAAGGAAACGACCGAAGAAGACGGGCGCTGGGTGGCGATTGAAGCATACGATCGGAGCTGGAAACTGTCCACGATCAAAACGGAAGGCATCAAGCATTTTTCCGCTGGCTCGTCGTACATAACTATCGTCCGGCAAATGCTGACGGAGGCCGGGATTTCTCTTGTGATTGCGACACCATCTGAAGCGACGCTACAAACCGACCGGGAAGACTGGCAAATTGGAACTGACTATCTTACAATCTGTAACGCGCTGCTTGATGAGATCAATTATGATCCCATTTGGTTTGATGCAAACGGTGTGGCGCGTCTGACTCCGCATGAGACGCCGAGCGCATCGAATATTGATCACCAGTACAGCACGACAGATATTCGTTTTCGCGCCCCTGTCGGTCTGTCAGCGAGCCAAGAGAACGACTTTTTTGATGCACCGAATGTGTTTGTTGCAATTTGCTCAAACCCGGATTTAGACGCGCCTATGGTCGCCAGAGCAGAGAATGATAATCCATCGAGTTCTATTTCCACGTTCAAGCGTGGCCAGAAGATCACAAAGGTTGTAAAGGTTGATAATATCGCCAGTCAATCTGCGTTGCAGGCGTATGTCGAAAACATCCGCAATCAATCCATGCTCGGCACGAAGACGATCACGTTTCAGTCGTTGGCGGAGCCGGGTCACGGTATCGGGGATGTTATTGCAATCGATCATCCGACCTTCGGCGGAATCTATGAAGAAACCGGATGGTACATCGAGCTGAAAGAAGGCAGCATGATGAAGCATACGGCAAAGAGGGCGGTGATTGCATGATTGGCGTGACGAGTTTTTTTGATACAGACGAAACGGCACAGAATCCACAACCTGAATTTATGTTGGCGACCGTTGGCGCAAAGTATACCGATGGACTGTCGCTGATCTTTGACGGGCAGACAGAGGCAACCGCAAAGCACTATAAATGCAACACTTCCGTTACATTCAGTGCGGGAGATCGAGTTAAAATCTGCCGTGTATCCGGAACTTACATTGTTGAGTACGTTGTTGGAAAACCGAAATAAGGAGAAAGAATATGGATGATGGAATTCAGGCAAAGATCGTGGAGATCGACCAGCGATCCAAGAGCAACACGCACCGCATTGACGATTTGGAGGCAGACAACAAGGCCCTGCATCAGCTGGCGACTTCGGTAGAGGTATTGGCGACGAAGCAGGAGACGATCGAGGCCAATATAAGCGAGATCAAAGACGATGTCAAGAGCCTCAAGGCCATTCCTGGCGGAAAATGGGAGGCGCTGGTCAAGGCGGCCCTCACGGCCATTGTCGGGGCGCTGGTCGGCTTTGCGCTGGCTCATGCGGGGATTGTATGAGGCGCATCCGGAAAAGCCGCCTGACGAAGGGGAAGATGGCACGGCAGCTGGTGTATTTCTGCATCTGGGTGCTGTTTGGCGTCCTGCTCTGGGCGGCGATGGTCAAAACCGCAGCACTGGTGATGGACAGGGACATAGACCTTTCCGACATCCTGACCTTCGCCGTAGCGGCGTTTGGCGGGGAGCTGCTGATGCTCCTTGCGAAGAGAGTATTTGCAAAAAAATCGGACGACGAAGGGAGTACATAACATGGACAAAATTATGAAACGGCTGTCGAATCTGCTGAGCGTGAAGTCGCTGGTGACGCTGCTGCTGACGGTGGTGTTCACGGTGCTGGCGCTGCGGGGTGATATCACAGGGAAAGACTTCTTGACGATCTTCCTGATGGTCATCACGTTCTATTTCGGCACGCAGTCGCAGAAGGCACAGGACGCGATGGACGCGAAGGGTGACGGCGATGGCACTGAAAATTAACGATACCATCCGGGCAACGAGAGTGGGCGGGCGGCGTCCGCTCTCGGCTATCCAGGCAATCGTGTTTCACTACACGGCGAACACCGGCCTGCACGCAACAGCGCTTGGCAATGCCCGATACTTTGCCAACGGCAGCGAGGGACGCGCTGCTTCGGCACATTTCGTGGTAGACGAGGGCGATACCGTTTACCAGTGTGTGCCGCTGGATGCGGTTGCGTGGGCCGTGGGCGACGGCAGGAGCGGCAAATTCGGCAAGGTGTACAACAACTACAACACGGTATCTATCGAGATGGTGAGCCACACAGACGCTTCCGGCAAGTATTACATCCCGGAGGCAACGATGCGCAACGCTGCGCGGCTCTATCAGATGTTGCTGAAGCAGCTGCCGAACGTGCAGGCCGCAATCCGGCACTATGACATTTCGATGAAGCTGTGTCCGCTGCCGCTGATTGACGAAACGAAGTGGGAAGCATTCAAGAAGCTCTTGGAGGAGGTGGATGAGGTGATCACGAAATCGAAGATGATCATAGACGGCAAGGAGATCGAGGTCGAACGCATTTTGAAGGACGGCACGAATTATATTAAAATTCGCGATATTGCAAAGGCGCTGGATCTCGAAGTGTCGAACAAGGGAAACATTCCCATTTTGAGCAAGAAGGGGTGATCCTATGTCTCCACAAGCGCGGTATAATCTACCGCCTGAATTATCCGGCCTGATGCGTGGAGAAATGGAGAACGTTATTTCCCAAGCAAACCTCGGGCAGGAAAATGAGCGAATTGCAAAGCTCTATTACGTCGATAAGCGCCCGCAGATTGATGTTGCATCGGAGTTGTATCTCGGGCGAGCCACCGTGCAGCGGCGGCTCCCCGGAATTCTCGACCGAATGCGAAAGACATCTAGCCGACTATATAGTTAAACTCGAAACGGGCGAAAATGATGCACAAGCGCGGCACATAAACCCGAAAAACAACCCATACTGGACACGTTGAGAGGTGTCCGGTATGGGTTTTTCTTTTTACAATCCAAATCCCGCGCGGCGTCAGGTTGGGGATTGCCCTGTTCGGGCGATTTGCAAGGCGACCGGTAAATCGTGGGATGAGGTATATGTCGCGCTTGCGCTTCATGGGTTTGAGGTTGGCGATATGCCCTCCGCAAACGCTGTTTGGGGAGCGTACCTGAACCAGCTTGGCTATGCCCGGCATGGCGTACCAAGCTCCAACCCGGACACATACACAGTTGCGGAGTTCGCGCGTGACCATCCGATCGGTACATACATTCTTGCGCTTGCAACCCATGTGGTCTGCGTCAGGGATGGAGATTGGTTTGACACATGGAACTCCGGAAGCCAAACACCGCTTTATTTTTGGGAAAGGAACGAATCTGAATGTATGGACAGTACCAACCGCCGATGAGCTACCAACCATTTTATCAGCCGCCGATGCAAGACCAGCTCATGCAGCTTCGCCAACAGTATCAACCGCAGCAGCCGCCCCAGCCTATGGCGCAAATGCCGCAGCCTGCCCAGAGCATGATTTGGGTACAGGGTGACGCGGGTGCAAAGAGCTACCTCGTCGCGGCTGGGAACACGGTTCCACTGTGGGATAGCGAGAACCCGTGCATTTATATCAAGAGCGTGGACGCGTCCGGCGTTCCGTCCATGAGAGTTCTGGATTACACAGAGCGCACTGGCGCGAGGACACCAGCACAGCCGATCATACCGGCCAGCGGGGAATTTGTCACCCGAAGGGAGTTTGAAGCAATGGAAGCGCGTGTGAACGCGCTGGCGGCTGCTGGCGCGGAGAACAAGAAGGAGGAATACCACAATGCCGAACCCGCTGTTTAACGCGCTTGGCGGCGGCAGAGCGCCGCAAATGCCCGGCCAGATGGGGCAGTTTCAGAGAATGATGCAGCAATTCCAGCAATTCAAGGCGAACTTTAATGGCGACCCGAAAGCCGAGGTTGAAAAAATGATGCAATCCGGAAAGCTCACGCAGCAGCAGCTAAACCAGCTGCAGGCCGTTGCGCGGCAGTTTCAGGGTCTTTTGCAATAATCAATCCGTGGCCACGGTTGATAATAAATTTTCTTCAAGGAGTACGACAAAATGAGCCTTACCGATGGTACGACTATGACTATGCCGGTAGCACCTACTGGCATGGGCGGCAACGGCTGGGGCGGCTTCGGCGGCGATGGCGGATGGTGGTTTATCATCCTGTTCCTCGCGATCTTCTGCGGCTGGGGCGGCAATGGCTGGGGCAACAACAATGGCGGCGGTGCGACGGATGGATACATCCTTGCATCCGATTTCGCCAACATTGAGCGAAAGCTTGACGGCGTCAATAACGGCCTGTGCGACGGATTCTATGGGATGAACACCAGCGTCTTGAACGGATTTGCGGGTGTCACGCAGGCGGTCAACAGCGGATTCCAGACGGCGGAGCTATCCCGCGCGAACCAGCAAGCCGCGCTGATGCAGCAGCTTTTCCAGATGCAGATGCAGTCTCAGAACTGCTGCTGCGAGAACCGGGAAGCAATCGCACAGGTGCGGTACGACATGGCTTCGCAGGCGTGCGACACGCGTAACACCGTACAGAACGCAACGCGGGACATCATCGACAACCAGAACAGCAACAGCCGAGCTATTCTTGACTTCCTGACGCAGAGCAAGATGCGCGATCTCGAAAACGAGAATCAGGGGTTGCGGCTGGCAGCGTCTCCGTCTGCGCAGAGTGAAGCACTCAAGGCATACATGAGCGGCCAGTTCGCCTATTACAACCCGCGTCCGGTTCCGTCGTTTGCTGTTCCCGCACCGTATCAGTTCGCCGGGTGTAATGGTTCGCAGTATGTCTGCGGTGCCTGCGCCTAACAAATCCACAAATTGAGCTTTTTCGTGACCTCACGAAAATGATCGGCTCCGTGTCGATACTCACAGCAGCGGCGGGGCAATCGCTCCGCCGCATTTTATATCTATCAAAGAGAGGGTTGATTTTATGGCCGAATATACCAATTCCAACGTCGTGACCGTGGCGGCTGGCCAGAATGTGCCGTTGACGGAAACGACCGCCGCGAGCGGGGGGTGCATCGTGCATCGCGCCGGAGCGGGCATCGTAACGCTTCGCGGTCTCACGAATCAGTGCAAGGCGCGATTCCGCGTGGCCTTTGGCGCGAACATTGCCATTCCGACCGGTGGCACGGTGGAAGCGATCTCTGCCGCGCTGACGATCAATGGTGAACCGATTACCGGCGCGACCGCCGTTGTCACGCCTGCTGCAGTCGGGAACTATTTCAACATTTTTGTTTCGGCATTTGTAGAGGTGCCGCGCGGCTGCTGCCTTACGGTTTCCGCAAAAAATATCAGCACGCAGGCGATCAATTTTGCGAATAGCAATATGATTGTCGAACGCGTGGCGTGAAAGGAGCATGAACATGAGTAAGAGAGCTATGGAGGACTTGCGGGCGACGCTCTGCGGAGAGCTTGAGGAAATCGCAAGGAAGCCTGAGCTTGGTGCTGGCGATCTCGAGATCGTCCACAAGTTGACCGACACGATCAAAAACATCGACAAAATTGAAATGCTCGACGAATCCGGTTATAGCCGGGACGCCGATTGGGATGCAAACATCCGAGGGACGTATAATCGCGGAAGCTCCTACCGTGGACGCCGCCGGGATTCTCTGGGGCGTTATAGTCGTGCCGACGCCCGCGAGCGAATGCATGAGCAGCTCGAGGACATGATGCGCGACGCAACCCGCGACGCTATCCGTCACTGCATGGAGCAGATCGATCGGGCATAAGGGGGGCACTCCCATGCTGGATGCGCTTGAAATCCGCAAGGAAATTGCGCGGCTGGAATATGAAGAATCCAGTTATCCGAACTATGCCAAGCTCGCAAATCTTTACACCATTCAAGACCGCATGGGGCACAAGGCGGAGCCGCCGGTTGAACG